GGAGCAAGAACAACCCTTCGGATGGTTTTTAAATATAAAGCTTGCAAGGGCGTGTGGCAGGGCTAGAATCCCACTTGAGTTTAGAGAATCATTCATGCGATTCGACGAACGCTAAAAACAAAATCAACCACTATGGCATACGACAACACCAACACAGGAGCGGCCTTCAAGGTCGCCAGCGCACACCCCAAGGCTCCGGCATTCTCCGGCCCCCTCAATGTAGAGGGCAAGGATTATGAGATCAGCATTTGGGAGAAGACCAGCAAGGCCGGAAAGCCTTTCTTCTCCATCAAGCTTGGCCCTCCTCGCCCCAAGAAGGCGTTTGCACCCAGCGCACACAATCAGTCCAAGTCCAACGGCTACGCCCCTCAAGCTGATGAGGACATTCCGTTTTAATCATCGGCATGGTGTCCGGCGAGAGGCCGGAACAGGCTGTCATGTGGCCCTATGAAACACCGATGATCCCCCAAGCCGCTTGTAGACTAGCTCTACAGGCGGCTTTCTTTTTTTGAAAATAAATTTTGACATTGGATTGGATTCTGAAAGACTTGTCTCAAGGGGATCAACCAGCCCCGTAATAAAATGAAAACAACACACCTGTTAGTCCATGCAGTCGCCCCGCTCATCCGTTGCCAGCTCAAGTTGGCAGAGCGCATGGGAATGGATCAGATAACCATTTCCGTTCCTCGCGCCAAGGAGATTCTGCGCATTGCAACCTTCGCAAAGAAGGAGATCGAGAAATGAACTACAAAGCCGCCTCCTACGCCGCCGCCGTGTGCGCTCTGCTGGGTCACACGCTGAAGGCCGATGAGTATCAGTATGGATGCAGGGGGAACTCCTGCGACCCATATTCACTACACTCCGTTTACCCTACGGAGAGGGAGCAATCAACCCCGACGGCTTATTCAACCATGATGCAACATTATTATGATGCAGTATGGTCAGACCCCAAGCCGCAACCGACCCCACAGGTCATAATCATTGAACGATAATGAACATTCTCGTAACCATCCTCGGAGCCGCTGGATGCACTGGGGCTTACATCCTCGGTCTATGGCTTTACAAGCACCATGTTGAGCAGAAGATGCTGGAGTTCCTAGCTCGTAAATGGCGCGACGACAAAGACAACTTTGAACTCTGGATGTATAACCTGTCCATTAAGGTAACGAAGAAAGATATTCACAACGCAGAAAATGAAATCTGAAGAAAAGACCATAGAGCTGATAGGCCAGATAATCGCCTTATTGAAGTCCCTTGAGGAAATCAAGAGGATGAACTCCCTTGGGAAAACCAAGGAGATCGCAGACGAAATTGACACAATCCTAAAATACTACAACCGATGAAACACACGAACAAATCACAAGCCCATAAGATCTATCTGCACATTATAAAGCGGAAGAAAATCACCCCGCTGGAGGCCCTTGCCAAGTACGGATGCTTCCGGCTGGCTGCTCGTATCCACGAACTCCGAAAGGACGGCGCGAATATCAAGAGGCGTAGCGTTATCCGCAATAAGAAGCAATTCGCCGAATACTACATCTAATGAAATCTAAATCAGCGCAATTAAATTGCATAGGACGCTCATGGAAGCAGGGAAGGGAACATCGAACCGTTTATTTTGGTCATGCTGAACCTCACGATGGATCGAAAGGGCAATGGGTGCTTCGGTTTATTAGAGGTAAAAAGAAACCCAAGATTTGCGAGGTGGCTTTCAGCGATGAAGCCTACGCTGCCATCTTCGATCTCATGGGAAGAGTTGCGGGAAACCCGATGAACCTAAAATGAAAAAGAGAACGCCCGAAGAATGGCTGGAGCAGATAGAAATGCTCCCAGTAGATCGTCGCAACGCAACAGCAAAGATTATCTGGTGGGATTTCTTTGGAGGACGATTGAACGGCAACCGATGGGATCACCTAGATCGCTATGTTCAAACTCCCTACGAAGAGATACCAGATGAGATAATGCTTGAGTCTCTCCAGATGGTAGGCTTTACTGAATCCCAAGCTCGTCAGCGGATCTTCCCAGAGGAGCGTTTAACAATATGCAACCAGAACCCAGAACAACAGGATACGGATTCGATGGCGATCCAGACCTCTAACCAACAACAACCAACAACTGAAATACAATGAGCATTATTATCCCCGCTGGAATTGACCAGACAAACATCAGAGTTCCTATGCAGTTCCCGCTTCGCGCCGATGCTGATACAGTTCTCGACGCTAACGGAAGAGTAGTTCTAACCCTAGATAACTCCATTGATATTGGTGAATCAATCAAGTTCGCCAAGCTATTCGCAAAAGCTCCCGATATGTGGCAGCTCCTTGGAGATATGTACCTCATGCTAGGAGTGCTAGCTAAAGAGAATGGACTGAACCACGGGGCAGATAACGAGGAAGACAAGGAGAGCTGCCTTCTGTGCCGAGCAGAAAAGATTCTGGATTCAATCAAATGATTCTAGCAATCGTGATTGTCGCCATCATTGCGGCATCAACCTATATCGCGATCATCAACGACTAATGAGCGAAGAGATCAACGAAGAGCGGGACATGGAACCAGACCCCATGTTCCGCATTAAATGCCTCAAGAAGCAGCTTCAATGGATGGAGGGGCAGAGGTATGACCTAGAGACTACTGTTAGCAGTTTAAGGGCTATTCTGAAGCTGATAATTGAGGAGCCAGATCGGGAAGATCCAAAATACAATTTGTATATTCAACAAGCCGAGAGGATGCTGAAGCTATGAACCCCGACACCACACCAACGCCGAGGACGGATGCCGCTCGTCCGCAAAACCATGACCGAATAACCTCTGATTGGGTGCATTATTCGATCTGTGGAATGCTAGAACGCGAACTCGCCGAGAAAACCAACGAGGTCGCAAGGCTCCGTAAATATATTGAGAAGCTGGAAATCTACTCGCCAGAGAACGAATGGAGCCAACCAGAATGGAGGAAGCTCATTGGCAGTAAAGAGGCGCATGAAGACCCAGAGATTTTGTTCAAGCTCTACCAGTTCCGACTCGCCCCCGCGCCAGAGGAACCAACAAGTAAGGAATCCTTAACAGTTGAACCCGAATGGCGCATAAAATCTCCCAAGGAATACATTGAGAATGGAGATGAGTATGAAAGAAATTACTTTTGGCTACCTGTCCCTATCCGTTGGGTGGGTCAGCTTGTCGAAGTAAGAAAACCGAAAATCCGCACCCGCCGCCCGTTGCCAAAACAGTACGAGATGCCACTAGAGGGAGACATCGCATCTATCGAATGGTCATGCGCCCATACAGCACGGGCCATCCGTTATTTGCTTCAGCAAATCAACACTCTCCGCGACGAGATCCAGAAACTAAAAAACAAATGAAAGGCGTACCATACTACGAAGCTGGCAAAGGCGACACCCCTAGGTCGTGTAACTCAAGGTCTTACCTCGATAATTACGATCAAATCAAATGGGCCAATCGCCCCGAAGGAAAAGTCCAATCGCCCCGCTGTAAGCGGGGCAAAAGCCCTCGGAGCCGAAGCGAAGCGAAGGCGACGATGGGCAAAGTAGAGCGGCACGAAGTGCCGGACTAGAATAAGAAACAAAAAGAAAGGGAGCCTGGGCGATAGCCCAAGCTCCCTTTGTGCTTATCTCTTAATGCAATCAGTTAGCACTGAAAGCCATAGCGAGATTATTATACAGAGAATCCATTCTGCTAGTCTTCTTTTTGCGCTCAAAGGCTGGGACTCCAGTCTGGAACTCCGTTAGCATCTGCTTCTGCTGCTTCTACGGCTGCGATAGCATCTGCTTCTGTGATAAGCTCGCGTTGCTCTTCTGCCTCGCGTGCTGATAGCCAGCTTCCGGCTTGAAGCGAACCATATCCGAAGCTAGAAACGCCAGCCTTCTTTTTGCGATATGTTGAGTGATCCCAACTGGAGCCAAGCGACTGTGAGGCAAAGCCAAGCTGACGCTGGTTAGCTTTCTTGTGCTTCCAGTCTGACAGCTCCGGCTCTGACTGATTAACAGCGTCGAACTCTAGCCAAGTCCAGTCTGCAAGCTGGTATGCCTCAACACCCTTACACTTCCATACATCGGCAATAGCCTCGACGATGGATTCGGTAGTGCCGAAGATCCAGCGACCAGTTTTGGTAATGCCGGCATAGAGACGAGCGGTGTCGTCAACGGCTACGAACAACTTACCTTGTGGGTTAAGCGCAAGGAAGGCCGCATAGCCAGTGATGTTGTTGAGATCCTCTTTACGCTGAAGAGTAGGAGTATTGTCTGCCATGCAGATAAGTAAGTGTTGCGAGTCGCAAGTGATCTTGCTATGCGCTTTGTTCTTATCTGGGCCGTCATAACCGATAACGCCGTTGTGAGCCAGAGTCCAGCCATTGCGCCGGAACGGATGAACATTCTCTAGGCTAACACCGCAAGTGGCGGTACGACCATGAACGATCATGCTCTTCTCTGGCTTGTAGATACCTTCATGGGATGTGCGGAAGGTTGTGCTGAAAGCTTCAGCGGCCTTGCCAGCCCTGCGGTACATATTTGGTAAGCCGTCCAGAGTTTTGAACTCCTGCGGCTTAACATACTTGGCGCGAAGCCCAGAGCTAGAAGCTTGGGCATAACCGAAGCCATCACGCTCTGACTTGCTAATCACCTCATGGGCAGCTTGCAGAGCTAGATCTGCTGCTGACTTGGTGAGTGGGTGATCTTTACTGCTTGTCCATCCTGCTAATTTACACATGGTATTTAATGATTAAGGGTTGTGTCACCACTATTAAGCGGTGGTGACTGCGCTTGAGTTGACACCGACACGATTGCGACGGCGATAGCCGCGAACAGTGATGCCGGATTCTTCGAAGGCATACATAAGACGCTGACAAGCAACGCGATCTGCATTAGCCGTCGTGGTAGAGCGGATCTTCTTGCGGAATGTGTTAAGTATAAACACAAGAGCTTCCGGTTCGTTGACAGCAGCCCATTGGAAGAACAGCGGCCAAGCCCTGCCTTCAGTGGACTGGTTAATCTCAGCTTGTTCTGGCACATGAGTCTCCGACCACTTGGCTATAGCCTGCATGGTCTTGGCTCTGCCGATCCACTGCTCGGGCTTGTTGGTAGTACCCCAGAGCCGAACCTCTACGGTTCCAGTGCGCTCCCAAGTGTTGCAAGACAAGGCGGTAGCCTTGACCCGCTTTGCTTGGTCGAAGCAAGATGCGATTGTATCCATATTGCTCCAGTGATGGTGACGACGGGTGTAGTTAACCATCCAGCGAATCCAAGTCATGTGATAACGCATTGCGTCATACACACGCTCTCCGATAAGCTCGTCTTTCTGGCAGTTTATATGGATATGACCTCCATTACGGCTAACAGGGCCGAGGGTCTCGACCAGACCGCAGACAATCTTTGCCTTAATTGGCTCGATATGGAACTGAGTTTCTGCCTGACCTCCGCCATCTGTGGCGAAGTTAAGACCATCGGAATGCCTCCAGTGGCAAGTAACGCGACCAGTTCCCCCATGCTTGCCGCGAGACAGCTTTGCAATGCGGTACTTGTGCATTGTGTTAGCCTCCAGCTCGCCAGAGCAGGCATATAGAGGAAGCTTGAGATGAAGCGGTGTTTCTGGCTGTGTGATCCAGCGGTGGTCAATCTCGTTCAGTTCACGATTTTTCATGAAGCGACCAATACGTTCACGCCAGTACACTGCATCTGTCTTGGTAAGCTCTGCAAGGCTGTGAAGCTCACTGGCAGTGTTGCAACGATTGTGCTTGAAGCTATCCCACAGGGACTTAATACTGAAGCACTTGCGCAATGCTTTGAAGCGTTTACGACCAAGGATAGTTTTAAGGAAGTTAGTGCGAGCTTTTGTCTCGCGCTCTCGCTGGATAAGCTCTGCTTCTTCCATCGACTTCTTGATCTTACGATCGCGTGCTTTCATAAGAGCTTTTTGATCGTCTGGGTGTAACGAGTTAAATACACGATTGTTATAAGGATCTGCTTTTGCCCAGCCGAACTCTTCGTAATACTGATACATTGCTGCAACTGCTTGGCCTCGGTTACGAGCCAGTCCGATAAACCGATCTAGTGCTAGTGTCATGGTGTTTTATGGGGTTGTTGGCTTATTTATTTACGATGCCATCTACAAGCCAGAGTAGAGTGGCAAATTCTGCGACGATACCGACGACAAGTGAAGTGATGATGAGTTTCATTTGAGGTTATTTTTATTGATGCTGAAAATCTGGTTATTGTGCAAGTTGGCGATTCTGTATATCCAGTTACGCTTGAACTTCCAGCTTTCTTTTTCAATTTCTTGGACTTGCTCTATGCAATCCATGATTAGCCTGTGTTCTCCTAGGAACATCCAATGCGGATTAGTATCTGTCGCCCAGCAGGCTTGGAGGATTAGGCGCATTGTTGGAGCTTTTTTCATCTTAATCCTCCGATTTGATGATAACTCCGTTATCTACATCCACTATGTAGTGTTCAGCTATCCACTCTTGGTGAGCGATAGCATCGTCAAGGTTTGTATATTCAGACATGATGTTTTATTGTTGTGGAGCGTTAGCTCCGTTTTTACTGAATGATTGAATCTGCTAGCGGAAAGCGTTAGCAAATTGGACGAAAATAAGCCTTTCCGCGCCGCAGGCGCGGAAATTTTTTTTTACAAATTTGATGTTATATTATATAAGTTAGTTATATGTTAGTTGGTTAGTCTAACATTGTTGACTTTTGCGCCTTGCGGGGCAGGAATCTTATCGTTATCTGTTAAGCGTGTCTGGCGGCTCTGCTAATATCGTCGCAACCATGCGAGATAAGCGAAAATCTACGAGGCTTGAAACGGTCATATTTTACTATCTACCTTTGCCAGCATTCCGGTGATGTGCTAATATCGTTCCGGCTCTACTGGGTGGGGCGCAATAGCGTTAGACCATTTCCACACAATTCAATGGTGGCAGGCTTAAAAGGGATAGGCACCTTACTTGTCCGGCGTTTTACTACGCCGCAACCGCCGCTTGGGGAGGATGCCCCGGCGGATTATCGCGCATGGCTCTTGGGTCTGTGGCAGTACACAGGGAACAAGTCCGCAGCGAGTCCGTTATGGTCGGTCTCGGAGTTGCTCACCTTGGCTGGTCTCGAGGGGCTCCGATAAGAAAAACAATAGGCGATAAGGCCTCGCTATCCAAGAAAAGAATTGCAACAATTTTGTAACAATAAAAAGCTGGACAAATACGATGCTACTCTATAACTTATATTGTCTTACATACACATCGTCTTACACTATCTTATATCGTAGGCGAAGCCGGAGGATTCTGTGCTCCAGCACAGCCTGTCTTTCTATTACCTACCTCTGGCATAAGACTACATCGCTATTTATTGCACAGAGCTAACTTGTTAGCGAATGCAGATAAATAGCAGATAGAAGCATGATCCGCGAGTGCGAAGGCACGAGCCGAATAACTAGATAAATACAGAGCTTTAGCTCTGCACAATATACCCTGCATGAATGTCCGTGGCGCAGTTATGGAGCTTGCGACTAGCCTGCTACAAAAAACTAGACAGAATGTAACGATCATGTAACGATGCACTATCTAATATGGCTACACCACTAACTATTGATAAAGAAGAAGTCAGAGCTACTTACCTTGCTACAGGCAACCTAAAAGAGACAGCAAGGCTACATAACATGAAATATACCACAGTTAGACAGTGGGCAAATAGATATATGTGGGAGACTGCTACAAATGCAATTAAGCTACGAGAAAAGGCTGATGCAATAGTGCAAGTCAAAAGAGAGAATGGTCATAGGGATGTAACACCGATAGGTAGAAGTGCTGACGCATTGGCTAAACATTTAGATGATTCTGCACACACATTCAAGACTAACATAGCTGGAGCATTGGCTAGGTCATCAGAAGCATTATCAGAGATGGATGGCTTATCTGCATTAGAGAATAGTCGGAGGATGGTAGATTTAGCTACAGCGGCTAGTAAGGTATTTCCTAGTATGGGGGATGAGGCGGGGTTACAGGTGAATGTATTGAACTTGTCACTGGATAGTTTCCGAGCGTTGCCAGCGTGAGGCTTAACAAGCTCGGAGCTAGTTTCTGCGAAGAAACTACGGAGAGCGTTAAGCCGGATATACTAGATAAGGGAAGAGCGTAGCGTGAGCGATACTAGCAAGCGGTGAGGGCTTGCCCGAACCTGTTGCTAGGAATTGACAAGCTCTTCCTCTTTGCTTTAGCAAGGAGGAAGGAAGATTTATTACTAGATAAATGCGAGCGAAGCGAGCGACTATTAGTAGCGAGGCAGATGGTTAAGGAATCTATTAAATGGTGACGGGACTTGACGGGCACCCCCTTAAGTGAAGGAAGGTTTGGTGGCTCCAAGGTAAGAGTTTACCCATACAATTTTTCCTAAAATCCCAGCGTTACATTGTTGTTCAAATATCCTTGAATTTGATTAACAAGCTTTTTTGTTGTCTTGATTTTAACTACAAAGCTTAACTCTGTTTTTCAGAATTAGATGAGTTAAGCTCGTTTCTTTCTTTGCTTGGCTTCACTCTGTTGCTTCCAATGGCATCTTCCGTAGATGGTCTTTAATGCTACTGATTCTGGCAGGTCTTGAACGAATATTTTGAGGCGAAGAGCGTATTCTGGTTCCATGAGGGAGACTAGATGGGGGAATTCTTCGCCGTTGGCGGCTAGTTTGGTAGCATCTTGGTAGGCTTGGAAGGAGAGTGAGTTTCTTTGGTTCATCATGTGATTATTGAGTTGGTATAGGATATGTATAGATATGTCGATGATTTGTAATTGCTTTAGCAATCATGTAAAGATATGTCGATGATTTGTACATGATAGAAAGTATATGTACAGATATTGTCGTTTTATCGACATGAAGGAAAGGAAAGTTACTATTGAGATATGGCATATGGTGTTTAATACATTGGAGTAGTTGGATTGGATGAAGGCATAAGAAGCCCTAGGCGTTACTAGAGCTTCTGCATCCCCTCGGCTTCAAGAATGACCTATGGAGCCTTGTCTGACTGGGTGGACTGGGATGAGGAGGAGGAGACGCGATATAGGAATCACTTTGACAGAGCAACGATTCACTCCGCAATCGGTGGCGGCTTTTCATCGCGTTCCTCTCAAATAAAGGACAGGCGGCAATTCCTGTCCTCTTGACCTTCATCCGTAGCTCGACCTTCTGGAGGCTCTGCCTCCGTCCCGTGATACGGGCAACTCGAATTCTAGGGACTACACCATCTTCCAGTCTTGCTGGTTGATTCGTGAAAAATAGGCTTGCGGAAGATGAATGTCAAGATATTGTTTTATGCCTGCCGTCAAAGAGGGGCATCTGGAAATATCTGGGTGTAGCGACCTGTATGGTAGGCCCAATTTCAATCACCGATTCGTATAATGGAAATATCCCTGTTTTTACAGGGGAACGAGGTGTTCGATTCCCTCATCGGATGATTGATTAGAAAATGTGGAATAGGTAAAGCGCAGCTTCATTAACTCACGAAGAAATAATCCCCTCATGGTGGAATGCTGTTACAATTCCTAAACATTTGTTGGGAAGTGCATAGGTTTTGTAATGGAACTGGCAATGCCATATCGGGTGCAATCTGGTGTTGATTCTGGTAAATTGTTCCCTATCGTTTACATTTGAGCATTGTCTATGATCGTTAATAAAACGAGTGCATATTTTTAACAGATTACTCTGTTCCTCCTAGACAAAAGGATCTGGATAGTGCAAGCAAGTGGAGTGAAGATATTGCCCAATGGAATAGCTGTAATTGAAGGAGACACCCATATATCGAAGTGGGTGGAGGAATCTGGGCGGCTGGATCACGATCAATACGCTCTTCCCATCATCCTAGAGCATATTGCGGATGGGGATCTTGTTGTGGATGCCGGAGCCTTTATCGGGGATCATACTAGGTCATATCTGGATAAAGTGGGTAGAGATGGCATTGTGATGGCCTTTGAGCCTAATCCAGAGGCTTTTGAGTGCCTTGTTTACAACTGCCCAGATGCCGATACGATTCCTTTTGGTCTTTCTGATACTACCACGCCTGCCAGATTGGGAAAAAGAGTTAATGCAGGGGCATCCATGATCGGAGATGAAGGGGAGTTCATCCAGTTGGACAGGCTGGATAATTATGGGCTAAAGCAGTTGGATTTCTTAAAGCTGGATGTGGAGGGGTATGAGATGAATGCTTTGGAGGGTGCTAGAAACACGATTGCTCATTTCCGACCAAAGATGTGGATTGAGATCAATGAATATGCTCTGAACCAACAGGATTCATCCCCTAGAGAGATTTATCGTTTCCTAGAGGGGTTCAATTATGAGATTATCCCTTATCCAGAGGATAATATCCCCCAGTACGACATTCTCTGTATTCCTCAATGAGCGTCGATCTCTTTATCAGAACTTACGCAGCGGACTGCGGTTGGCTTGAACTTTGCTTCAAGTCTATCCAGAAGTATGTCACTGGATATTCTAAAATTCACATTGCTGTCCCTGCAAATGACTATCCCCGTCTTCCAGATGTGGGTTCAGCGGAGGTGCATCTAGTACATGATTCCTGTACAGGTTATCTCGCCCAGCAAGTCACCAAGCTCTATTCCGACGAGTATTGCCATGCTGATTTTATCTGCCATGTGGATTCAGATTGCATCTTTAATGTTCCTCTCAATGTTGAGGACTTGATCGTTGACGGGAAGCCCGTTTATCTCGTCGAGGATGGCGTAGAATCGCCTTGGCCTCCCATTATGCGTAAAGCCCTAGGGTGGGATACAAAAACCGATTATATGCGCCGCCATCCGTTTGTATTTCCTCGCCCCCTCTATGCGGAGTTCAGAGCGTGGATGAAGAAAAAACATGAGATGGATCTAAAAGATTATATCGCAAATCAGCCTAGACACGAATTTTCCGAGTTCAACTGCTTCGGGGCTTGGTGCGATAGGTTCAAGCACGATCAGTTTGAATGGAAGCATCCTTATGACTTCCCCACCTACTGCAAGCAATTTTGGTCATATGGAGGGGTAGAAAAGCACAGGCAGGAGATCGAGAAGATCCTTGCAAATTAAAAGGATAGGTTCTAATAAACGCAGATGCCTGCTTCCCCCTCTAGCGAAGATCCCAGCGACGAAGTAAAGCAAGTAATTGGGAAGTTAAGGGCAATAGCTGGAGAGCATTTTGAGGTAGCTCTTATCCTGTTGAGCAGGGAAGAGGATGGTAAAACAGAGTATTACCACACAGTTTTAGGCAATCATTTTGCCGTTAAAGGCATTGCAGAGGCTTATATGGATGGAGAATTTGAGGAGATTGATGGAGATACGGAATGGATGGAAGAGGACTAAACTCCCTTGACTCTGTGTAATAAGGTTAGTAATCAATAGGATACTCATGCCGTCCCTCACCTTTTCACAGGCTAAAACTCTTTTTGCTCCTTACATTACGAGCCAAGGCGCAACTGACCCTGTGGTTGGATCGGCGATTAACTTCGTCAACGAGCGGCTTATCTCTTCTGGACAATGGCGCGGCAATAGGTTTGCCTACAACTTTACTGTGTCGCAGGATGCACAGGGGAACTACTACTTTGATACCGTCCCCGGAATTGAGTCTGTTATGCGGGTTATTGCCCTCGATACCACATACATGACTGGAGAGATTGCCGATGTGATGTCTGACTGGTATCCTTGGAATCCGAATGGAATTGGATATATGTCTCCCACCTATGTTGGGGATACGGAGATCATCCGACTTGGTAACAGCCCTGCCTTCCCTCTTCCCTCTGGAGATGGCTCTGGTCACTTCACTTCCGACACCCAGCGTTATCGTGTTATTGGAAAGATCCCCGAGACTCGCACAATGCTTTGTTTGGTTCGCAGGGGATATGTTCCCCTTGTTAACGACACCGATGTTCTTATTCCCTCCAACCGTAACGCCTACCGTTATGGATGCCAAGCATATAACTACGAGAACATCAACGAGTTAGAGAGGGCGCAAGTTTATTGGGACATGGCTTACAAGGCTCTAAATGATGAGAGCATTGCCTTTGAGGAGGGAAGCTCTGAACAGGTTGAGATTCAAATGAAAGCATTTGCCCCCGGCATCATCCAAAACTTAATCTGATATGGCTGAAGAACTAAACTTAAACAATGACCCTTATAGCTGGCAATCTGTTTATTCAAAACCAGAATTTTTGGGTGGATATACTCCAAGCCTTTACCAAAACATTCTTGGTTCAAGCGACATTTCAGAAAATAAGTATCTTCAAAATCCTCAAGACTGGAGTGGCAAAACTGCATTTGAGTACGGCATGGGGAAATCTTCTCCTGCAAGCAATTTTTATTCGTCTGTGTATAGCTTAAAAGATGATATGAATAATTCTGCACAAGGAGCAGAAAAGTCATCAAATGCTTTGATGGACGCACACAAGGCAGTTCTTGATCTTTCGCAGGGTCAATACGCTGGATTTGAGAAAGACATTAGAGGAAATGTGATTGGAGCTACTGGCAAGGAATACAGAGATCCCGAATCGGGCAAGGTCATTGGGAAGACTCCAGATTGGAAAGCTGATACAGGCGGTCTAGGTCGCCCCTACACCCCCGGACTTGATGCGTTCAAGAAGGCTCAAGTAGAGAGCCAGAAGGCATCAGCCGCCGCCGCCTCTACACCAGAGGCAATCAAAGCAGATCAAAATAGGAAGCAATTCCTTGAGTCTCGCTTTGGAGCAGGCAACATTCCTGCATCCGCTTTGACCGCCACTCAACAAACTAGAGCCGCTTCTGGAGCATCTCCCTTTGCGGAAGCTCTAAAGAAGAAGACAGACACTAATCCAACCGTTTAATACTATGCCTGGAACCCCATCTGGAAGATCTATTGTAAGAGAGTTTGGAGTAGGAGGAGGTGGGTATGGAAACATCGGAAATCCATATTCCGCCTCATTTGCGGGAGATCTCGCTGCGTTAAATCTTGGGTGGAAGGCCCAAGAGCAGGAAAGACTTCAGAAAGGATTTGAGCTTTCCGAGGCTAGGGAGTCTAGGGCAGAAGAGCGTCAGAAGATGATGGATGCCTACAATATGGCTAGGCAACAAAGGGAGGATGAGAGGATTGCAATCCAGCAACGCCGAGAGGAGCGAAGGGAGAATTACTCCCTAATGAAAGAAAGAGAGGCAGATAGGAAGGAGTCTGCATATTCTAAAATTGCCATGCTGAATACTCACTCATTAAACTTCCCGCAGGAGTTGAGAGAGACGCTAAAAGACCCAGATGTTACCTTTGCCCTATCAAAATCTGGGGGGAGGGAGATCCTTGCGCTTCAGAAAGAAATGCAACGAGATCATCAAAACTACGCAGATTCTATAAGCTGGAATTTGAAAAATGCCGGACTCCCGTCAAACCCATACGACGAGCGTTATGTAAAAAGAGATAAAGACACGGGGGAGCATATATGGGACAAGGAATTTGATGACTATCTTGCAAGTGGATATAAGCAGCAGGCAGAAAAGCAGGCCGGAAGAGAAAAAGAACTGATAGCGCAAGGTTATGTTAAGCAGCGCATAGTGGATAATGACGGCAAGGAAAAAGAGGTCTGGGGCAAGGCCACAATTAGCCCAGAAGAATCGGCTGCAATGGCGACCAAGGCTGGGCTTGTTCCTGTTGGAATTAACGAAAAAACTGGTGGATACAAATACGGGGTTGACACTCAAACCATAAAGTTTGGATCAGCAACCTCTCAAATTCCTCCAAAGCCAGCAACCGCGCCATCCGCAACGCCTTCTCCAGAACCCCAATCAACCCCCTTGCCTTCCCCAACTCCACAAGCTACAAATGATGTTGCGACCACCCCTGCACCGCTGGACGCCATCTTTAAGTAGCCATGCCATTTGATTCAGATTCACTAGCCAAGGCCAGAAGCCAAGGATACACAGACGATCAGATTTATGACCACTTGGCTCAATCTGATGAAAGATTTCGCGTGGCAAAACAAAATGGGTATTCCCTTGATGATATTGCCTCGCACTTAACAAAAAAAGGAGGTGAACAAACAAATGAACAAGATCAGCCACAAGCCTACTCGCAAAGCAATGCGGAACGAGGAGCCGACCAACAAAACCAGCCTTCCTATGAAGGAGAGCTACAAGCCGATGGTCAATCCAGTCCACGGAACGGGCAAGAGCGTGTCGGGAACATCAACCCCAGTGATTCACAAGCCAAAGAATTGCAGCTGCAAATAAAAGACAGCGAAGGCAATAAATCGGTAAAAGGAGGTGATTTATTTGAAAAAGATGCCAAAGCAGAAGGCCAACGAGTCCAAGATGCCCAAGGGAAAGAAGATGGGCAAGCAGTACGACCAGAAGGCAATGCGCGGAACGAAGCGGAAGTAAAAAGGGGCGGGGTTCTACCCCCCGCCTTAACTGGCCTGTTGCCAGAAACGGCGAAACAGCTTTCTAACCTTGCTCGCGGAGCGGCTAAAGGGGTTTCGGAAATTGGAGATCTAGGTATTGATCTTCTTAAAATGCAATACAACTACGATAGTATTGCAAGCAATGCAAAGCAGGCGGAGGCGATCTTTGGCAAGAATAAATACACCGATGCCATTCTAAACGCGCCAGAAGATGCAAAAAAGATATTTAGAGAGTCCGGCGAAAAAATGGACTTGTCTCCAGAGGAAAAGAAATCTCCTCTAAATGGATTTGTTTTTGGGCTAGGAAAGCTCATTCCAGACATTATGATGGCGGCTGGAACTGAAGGCGGGTCAGCGGTTCCCTCGTTAGCTAAATATGCCATTGAGCCGGTATGGAAAACGATTGGCGAGAAAGCTATTCAAGGAATGAAAGCATTTTCCCCTGCTTCTGTCGTTGCGGCGAATACCGAAATCACAAACAGAAAGGAAAATGGAGCAACGGATTCAGAGGCCCTTGCAGGTGGAATGAAGGCTCTAATTGAAACCGAGGCCGGGGCCGCTCTCCCAATGCAAGTAAGCTCTGCTCTGCCTAATCTATTCCTCCGTGGAGCTAGCAGGGTTCTTCAATCCGTCCCACTAGCTGTTGCCCAAAACGAACTTGCAACAGCGGCATCGAACATGATGTCAACAGAGTCTAAACAGGAGCCGACCATAACCGTCGGCT